CTGGCAGATCTGCAGGGAGTTACAAGGTACACGAAAGATGAACTGGAAGAAATGGGGTATGTACATAAAGAATTCAGCGATGAGTTAAGTCCTGAATTTCAGGAAGCCGTGGAAGAATCTACGAAAAAGGTCCAAGAATTCAGTGTGTACTTGCACGAGATCGGATTTGACGGAATCATGACACAGGAGGAAACCGATGGGTTTACGAAACGGGTCAATGGTATATGTGACGAAGTAATCTCGACGATCGAAAACAGGAAAGAGGAGGCGCAAAGCGGACTGAAAGACCTGTTCATCGCAGATGATCAGGTGATTGATGAAAGCGAACAGAAAGTACTGGAACTGTTGTCGCAATCAAGTGATGCGCAGATTAGTGAAGTACAGACGTTACAAGGTGAAATTCTTGCGATCCAGCAAAACGCAGCGAATGAAAAACGACAGTTGAATGAGCAGGAAATTGCAGACATCCAAAGTAAAAACGAACGGATACGTCAGATTGAGTTGGAAGCGCTGGGAGGAACAGAGCAGGAAATCCTTTATGCAAAAAATGAGTTTGCTGCTCGAGTGCGAACGATGGATCTTGAAAGTGCATCGGAACTTTTACAAGAGAAAGCGAAGATCAGAGATGATGAAATCGTACAGATTCAAGCGGCCTACGACACAGAAATACAGCTACTGCAGAGTAAACTTAGCACATGCAAGGAAGAAGATCGGGCGTGTTATGAAGAACAGATCGCAAATTTAGAGCAGGATAAGCAGAAAAAGATTACAGAACAGCGTGACCTTTACGACGAATATCTACGAATTATCGAAGAATACAACCCGAAATTACTGGAGGGAATCAGCGACTTGAATGGTCAGATCCTCACAGGAGAGGAGGAAAGGAATGCTGAATATCTGCAAAAGGTACAGGAAATGTATGCGGGGTTAGAGCAAATTACAGAGTCAGGATGTTATACCCTATATAACATGGAAAAAGGCACAAATGAGGATATCGTGGTCAATTATGATCAGGCAACAGGGAAGATTGTCGGTCTCTACAACGAAGCATCTGGAACACTTGTTGGATATTCGCAAGAAATCCAAGCTGCGACGATGGAGATGGCACTGAGCGGAAAAGGGTCTTTTGAGATGCTGGGAACATCCTTAGATGGACTGAAAGAGAAGAACGGTGAACTCGTCAATGCGAATGGGGATGTTGTGAGCTCCTTGTCGGACATTAAAAAGTCGGCAGACGGCACGCGGGAAGGAATTGCGATTTTAAACGGAACACCTTGTGAGGTAAAGGTTAATAAAGACGGAACAATCGCAGATTTACGGGCGATTGATGAGGAAGCGAACAACGCCACGAGAGCGAGGACACTGTCGATCACATTAGCAACGAACGCAATAACAAGTGGCATTAACGCTGCGATTTCAGCAGCGCAGGGATATTCTCACTATAACGGACTTGATAACGTACCTTACGACGGATATCAGGCAGTGTTGCACAAAGGAGAGCGTGTCCTGACAGCAGAGGAGAACAAGGCGTATAGTAACGATCCGGGGATTGATTACAATAAGATGGAAAAGTGTATGAAATCTGCGGTCAGGGAACTTACTTTATCAGTGGGCAGCAGGGAACTCGGCAGAATTATGGATGAGCATTTGCGAGAAAGGGGGATTCTGTAAATGGATGTGTATTACATTAATCATTTAAACGAAAAGATTCTCCTCGACTCTGAAAATGTGATTCTGAAGTATCAAGAGTTATTCAACTATTCATGGGATGCAGATACAGATAATGGGAAAATAACGTCATTTACAAGAGAAATGGCCACATATCCCATTACGGTTACTGTAACCGCGGATTCAGATGAGGAATTTGCGGACATCCTGAATAATTTCCACAGCATCGTTGTAAAAGACATCATAAACCACAAACCGGGGCGGCTGTATATTGGAGATCAGTATTTGTCCTGCTATATATCCGGCGATATAAAAACGGATGCGTTTATGGGTGTTCCGATACAGGTTAAAAATCTTACCGTTGTGACGGATCATCCGTTTTGGATTCACGAGGTATCAAGATCTTTCCAGCAGATTATATCGGGGGATGATCCAGAGGGGCATTTAGATTATGAGTATGATTTTAACTATGATTACACAATGCCATATGGCAGTGATTTGATTTGGACAGTAGATCATTTTGCCCCCTGCGAATTTCTTCTGACGGTTTTCGGGCCTGTGACAGATCCGATGATCTTAATTAATGGACATCCGTATCAAGTTTATACATCTCTGGACGAGAATGATTACATGCAGATCAATAGCCGGAATAATACGATTGTTAAATATAGGTCGGATGGAGTCCGACAGGATATTTATGATTCCCGAGCAAAGCAACAGTCAGTATTCGATCTGATTGCGCCGGGAAATATCCGTGTTGTTTGGCCAGGAAGTTTCGGCTTCGATCTTAAATTATACTGCGAAAGGAGCGAGCCGAAATGCAAGACGAAAGGCAGTTGATCCTTGCGGATCAGAATTTCCGGGATATCCGTCCAGTGATGGGAGCGGAAATTGATATGGCGATTGGATCGGATGAAAACGACTATGAAATCAAGATTCGGCGCGATCAGTGGGATGACCGATATAAGTATGGGAATGTGTTTTACATCAATGATACAGAGTTTGGCGGTATTATCGGGAGGAAGAAGA